TTTGCTAGAACTGGTGTAAACGGTCTTGCATTGACAGGTAAGTATACACCCGGATTTAACTTTTTAGTTAAAGAGTTTAACGACATAGCACTTGCTAATCCTAATAACTTAGAGTCTGTATCTAAGTATGGTATATTTACACCAGAAGAATTAGCTAACGCAAAGGCTTTACAAACAGGCCGATTGGCGATAGGCTCTGCTGTAACATTTATGGCAACTATGGCATGGATGCGTGGTGATCTTAACGGTAACGGCCCAGTAGATAGGTCAAAAAGACAGATGTGGATAGATGGTAAATGGGAACCAAGAACAATAAAGCTAGGTGCTGTACGGGTTGGTTATGATAACTTTGAACCATTTAACTTAATTATGTCTACAATCGCTGACGTAGGTGATGCAAGCGAACTTATGGGTGAAGAGTGGACAGAATCAGAACTACAAAAGATCTCATTGGTTATTGCACAAGCTGTTACAAGTAAATCATACTTAGCTGGTATACAGTCATTTGTTGATTTGTTTGCCGGTCGCCCCGGTCAGTTTGACAGAATTGTAGCTGGACTAGGTAATAATATTGTACCTCTTGCCGGTTTGCGTAACGAAATGGGTAGATTATTTACACCATACATGCGTGAAATTGGATCTGGTATTGACCAGTCTATACGTAACCGTAACCTAATTACAGAACGTTTAGCTGGAAACAATCAGCTACCTATTAAGTATGATATGCTAAACGGTAAACCTTTGAAAGATTGGGACTTTTTGACTAGAGCTTACAACGCTGTTAGTCCGATTAGTCTTAACTTAGATCAAAGTGTTGGTAGAAACTTTTTGTTTAATAGTGGTTATGATCTACGTATGTCTACATATTATGCACCTGACAGTACAAATCTAACTGACAATCCAAGAGTCAGATCTGAGTTTCAAAGACTTATAGGTGAACAAAACTTAGAACGTGAGCTAGATAAGTTAGCAGTCGACCCTAAGATTATAGCATCTATGGAACAGATGTATGCTGATATCAGAGCTGGTAAGCGTGCTCAGTACGATGCTAGAGATTACTACCATAATATAATAATAGATAGATTATTTCAACGGGCACGTCGCAGAGCGTGGGCTCAGTTATCATCTAACCAAGAAGCTATAGAGCTGATGGAAGAAGAAAGACTTAAGAGAGTTAGAAAACTGCAAAAGAAAACCGAAACCCGTAACATACTTAACATACCTAAATAAATGGCAACAACATTCGCAGATTTTACAGGGGATGGTAATGCAACTAGGCAGTTTACTTTCCCTTCTATTCAAGAGTCTGATGTTAAAGTTGAAGTAGATGGTGTCGTAAAATCATCCGGCACACACTACAATATTACAAGCTACACTACTACAGGTGGTGGTAATGTAGTTTTTACATCAGGCAACATACCAACTAGCGGACAACTTATACGTATCTTTCGTGATACAAATGTAGAAGTTCCAAAAGCTACATATACAGCAGGGTCATCAGTCAAGGCAGCTGATCTTAATAATAACCATGAGCAGTTACTGTTTGCTGCACAAGAAGAACAGAATCAAACAATACAAACACATAAAATAAAAGATGGTGCTGTAACAAGTGCTAAAATATTTGATGGAACTATAGTTTCAGCCGATTTAGCTGATGACTCAGTTACAACAAATAAGATAGCTAACGATGCTGTAACAATGGCAAAATTAGCTGGTGGTACGCTACCAAGTGACATAGCAGTTAACAGTGCTAATATTACAGATCTTTCTGTTGGTACAGCTGACCTTGCAGATGGTTCAGTAACAACACCAAAATTAGCAGCTGACGTTGTGGATGGTACTAAAATTGCAGACGATGCAGTTGACTCAGAACACATCGCAGCCGATTCATTAGATACCGAGCACTATGCTCCTACATCTATAGACTCAGCAGCACTTGCATCTAACTCTGTTACTGAATCTAAAATTACAGATGCGAACGTAACAACTGATAAAATAGCTAATAGTAATATAACACTTGCAAAGTTAGCTAATGACTTAAAACAAACCACCGTTACAAACGACGACACTAAGCTACCAACTTCTGGTGCTATTGTTGATTATGTAGCTTTACAACTTTCTACATTTGGTGGGTTTGCAGCTATAGCTAACGAAACACAGTTTCCTAACACACAGAGTCAGTCTGGTGCTACTGTTAGTATATCAGATGCAGGCGGTCTTGTTGTTAATGGTAGTGGTACAAGTACATCAGCTACAACTGTAGGTGGTACAACTGTTACAATAAATAACATACCTTCTAATTTTCACAGTTCTACTGTAGCTAATGGTATACGTTTTATCGTAACGTCAACTGGTAGTGGACAGATATATAACTACCACAAAGCTACTCTAGCAGAAGACGATCTAGTAAATCTTAGTGGAGATATCAATGATTTCAACGAAAGATATAGAGTTGGCTCGTCGAACCCTACAAGTAATAACGACGCTGGTGATTTATTCTATAATACTGGTACAAATAAATTACTCGTATATAATAGCGCAACTTCTGCGTTTGAAGAAACTCAATCAGTCGGACAGTTTTTTATAAATACAATATCTAGTTCATCAGGAACTGGTGGAGGCAGTGCAACATTTAATGGATCAGCTTATAGATTTACACTTAGTAACGCAGGGACTGTTGCTGAACAGCACATTGTTAGCATCAATGGAGTCATTCAGAAACCTAATACAGGAACCAGTCAGCCCAGCGAGGGTTTTGCTCTCGACGGTGGGGACATTATATTTAGCTCCGCTCCTCCTAGTAGTTCTGATTTCTTCATTATTACGATCGGGTCAACAGTAAACCTAAATACCCCTAGTGCAGGCTCAGTAAGCACAGCAACCATACAAAACAATGCAGTAGTTACAGCGAAGATTGCAGATGCAAATGTGACAACAGCAAAAATTGCAGACCAAGCAGTAGACCTAACTAAGTTACCTCATGGCACATCAAGTAATGATGGTAAATTTTTAAGAGCTAATAATGGTGCAGACCCTACGTTTGAAAGTGTTATTACTGACGTAGTAAATGACACATCACCACAGCTAGGTGGCAACCTTAGCCTAAATAGTAATGATATAAACGGGACTGGAAACATAAGTATATCTGGTAATTTAGCTGGAAACGCATTAACTTTAAATAACAGTAATTTAACTATTAACGGCACACAGCCAAACGTTAGTTTTGTTGATTCTGATGGCAACCCTGACTATCAACTTTTATGTAATGGTGGTGTGTTTGCTGTTAAAGATACAACTAATAGTGCTAATAGATTAGTTATTAATACTGATGGTCATGTTGACGTAACAGGCAACCTAGATGTTGGTGCTGGTATTGATTGTACAGGAACTTGCACAGCTACATCTTTTGCTGGTGACGGATCAAACTTAACAGGTTTAGCATCAACAGTAGCTGACGGGTGTGTCTATGAAAACTCACAGACTATATCTAACAATTATACGGTAGGTACAAATAAAAACGCAATGAGTGCAGGGCCGATTACGATAGCAAGTGGTGCAACAGTAACAGTACCTTCTGGTAGTACATACACAATAGTTTAATTATGGCAATACAAATAAATGGAAATGGTACTATCACAGGTATATCCTCTGGTGGTTTACCAGCTGGCTCCGTAACGTCAGCAACAATTAGTGGCTCACTTGGAGCAAGTAAAATGCCTTCTGGTTCAATAGTCCAAGTACAGCACGTTAAAGACACAACTTCTGGAATATGGGCACAAAATGGTGTTAACATAGCTTCCTTTGCAGACGTTCCCGGGCTTACATTAAATATGACTTTAACTGATTCGTCAAACAGTGTTTTAGTTTTAGCTCATTGCATGTTTTCTGAAAACAGTACTGACTATGGAATTTTATATAGAGTTATGAGAGACAGTACTGTACTAGGTGGTGTGACTACAAATAACAGAACACCAATAAGTTTTGCTGGTACTGCTCCCGGAAGTTATATGGATGACAAATCAGGAAGTTGTGGATTTTCTTATGTAGACACGCCGGGTACAGCTTCACAAATGACATATAAAGTTACAGCTCTAAACAGACATTCTCCAGATAACTGGGCATACAACAGAGCGTATGATAGTAATAATGATGCTGGTAAAGGTCAAGGCGTATCAACATTAACTTGTTTGGAGATAAAAGCATGACAATAAAATTAAATGGTGCGATATCTGGATCAGTTGCTCTGGATGCACCAAATGCTACAACAAGTGGCGCAGATATAACATTTAAACTACCTGTAGCTGACGGTACAGCTGGACAGGTATTAACAACAGATGGCTCTGGTAACTTAAGTTGGGTAACAAAAACTGATACTAACAGTTTAGTTAAGTTAGCTTCAACAGAAGTTACTTCCTCAACTGCAAGTGTTATTTTTAACACAGGTACATCAGGATTTATGGATGGAACTTATAAAACACATCTAGTTAAGTTTACTGGAGTACAAATTTCTGACGATAACAAGTATGCACTTATGACTGTTTATGAGTCAGGTAGTGAAATAACAGGTAATGAGTACCAAGGAGAAAGAGAAAGAAGTGGTAATAATTTTTACAATAATAATGATAGATTTGTATTTAACGTAAACCAAATTGGTAATAATACTGCTAACTCTGGAACTACTATATATGAAGATTTTAGTGGTCATGTATATTTTCAAAATTATGAAAATAATCGAAGATTTTCTATGTATGGTCAGATGGTAATGATGAATACATCATCAACAGTTGAAGGAGTACGTTTTACTGGTGTACATAATAATACTAATGCAAATGATGGAATAAGATTCTTTCTTAGTGGTGGTACTTTTTTAAAAGGAAAATGGACACTTTACGGGATAGTTGACTAATGAGTAAAATACAAACAAATAAACTGCAACATACATCATCTGGTGCAGCTGAGTTTACACTACCTACAGCAGATGGTACTAGCGGTCAAGCTATAGTAACAAATGCTAGTGGTGCATTAAGTTTTGCAAGTGTAGCTGGGTTAAGAGGGACTCAACATAATCCCGCCCATAGTGCTGATGAACTACAAAATTTAGGTTATAGCAGCGGTTTTTACTATATCCGACATGGAAGTATGAAATTTCCTGTGCAAATATGGTGTGACTTAACTTCTGGTGATTCAACTACAGGTGGAGCTGGTGGATGGCACAGATTTTGGTGGCATGGTACTTTTGAACAAGACGGAAACGACCCAACATCATTTCCTACTGGAGACTGTTTTGGTAATCGTCTAGAAGATCTTACACATAGTGCTACTACTGGATTTGGAAGAATACCTACTGGTATAGATCCTACATATTTAATGGTCAAAACAAATAACGCTCAAGTTAGTAAAAACGGTTCAGCACTTAGATTCGCTTGCTGGGCTTTTGACGCAAGCAATAGTACATCAAACGCAGTCTTAGCCTCAATGCGAAATAATACTGCTAGAGCATACAATGCGGGAGCTACAGCTAACTGGCAACCTGTTCTTAACCAATCTGGTAATACAAGTGGTTGGCCCGGTAACGTTGGCGATATTGACTACTGGTGGTACGATACTCAATATCAAAGTGGAAGAGGTAGAGGATTTAACTTAGATGACGATGGTGCTTGGGGTAATACTTCTCTAGGTGCTGGTTATGATAGTCAGGGTCAACTTGGTGTTGATGCTTTAACTTACGGGGCTACCGAAAATAACAATAGTGGTGCACCATCCGAAACAAACAATCTAGTTTTATATTATAAATTCTAATGGGACTAACACAAATAAACACACAGGGTATTGAGGATGGGCAAGTCTTTACAGCTGATATAGCACCTTTTGCAGTAACAGCTGAAAAACTTGCAAGTGATGCTTTAGACCATCGAATTATTGTAGGAGTAGCGGGTGGTAACGCTGCATATACATTTTTAGGAGAAGGGTGTAACAGCTCAACACAAAACCCTACTTTATATCTTACACGTGGTAAGACATATCAATTTAGCTTGTCGTATGGATCTGCATTACATCCATTTCGTATCCAAAGCACAGCCGGAACTAGCGGTACTGAATATAATACTGGTGTAACAAATAATGGTGGTGGCGGAGGTTCTACAGTAATCTTTGAAGTACCACACGACGCTCCAGCTCAGTTATATTATCAGTGCACATCTCATGCAGCTATGAATGGTTCGTTTCTTATTACAGGAAAAATAGCTGATAGTATAATTACTTCATCTAATTTAGCTGACCAAGCTGTAACACTAGCTAAACTACCACACGGTACATCATCTAACAATGGTAAGTTCTTACGTGCAAACAACGGAGCAGACCCTACCTTTGAAACAGTAAACACAGACTTAGTATCAGATACAAGTCCACAGCTAGGCGGTGACTTAGATACTAATAGCCATAATATAAATTTAGATGATGACCACTCTATTAAGTTTGGTGATGATAATGATTTAGTTATCAAACATTCTGGTAGTAATGCAAATATAGAGAATATTACTGGTGATTTAGTTATAAGAACATTAGGTTCTGGTGACGATATTTTTATTGATTCTAAGGATGACGTTACTATACGAGTGCATGAAACAGAAGTTGCCATTGAATGTAGAGGTGACGGAGCAGTAGAGTTATATTACGATGGCAATAAAAAAGCAGAAACAGTAACAGGTGGATTTACAGTAACAGGTACTTGTACTGCAACAGCTTTTGCTGGTGATGGTTCAGCATTAACAGGAATACAAGGCATACCATCTGGTGTAATCGTGATATGGTCTGGTGCAGAAAATGCTATACCTAGTGGATGGTACTTATGTGATGGTACAAATAATACACCAAACTTAACAGAAAGATTTATTGTAGGTGCTGGAGGAGGAGGTAACTCTTCAGTTAGTAGTAATGCTTATTCTGTAGGTGCTACTGGTGGTAACGTAACTGTTACGTCAGGTGCTGGTAATGCTTTTGGTACAGCATACAACTGGCCTGCTGGTTCACCAAACGAGTTAGGAGTCAATAACAGAGGTCATACACACCCTGTTGATGTATTGCCTCCATATTATGCACTCTGCTATATAATGAAGTCATAGTGAAACTACCCACCATAGTTTTACCAGATACGGTACAAATAAAAACCCCCTCAATACCTCTCCCTACAGGAAATGTTCCCTCATATCAACCTTTGGTCGTACCTCCGAGCGATTTACGAAGACCCGAAGGTACAAAGGAGGTGCAAACAGAAGAAAACCCACCCCCAAAAATACACTTTCCACCCTTACCTAGTATCACTTTACCTTCGCAAGAAGTTTTAGTCGCTGCATCGGTTACTGCTGTAACTGCTGTAGCAGCTGCGACTGTTACACAACCTGTAATTAATGCGTTAAAAGATAAAATACAAAAGTTCTTACAAGGCAAGATCAACAAATGGAAACAAAACCGCCAGAAAAGAAAGGCATCCTTAAAAAAATCAAAGAAAATGTAGATGACCATGACGAACAGATGCAAATACTAGGAGCCATGGTGCGTCTAGGAGTAGTTATCTGGTCTGGTTTTATCATTACACTAAACTATGTTGAGCTACCTATGGTCAAAAAGACTGGAGCATCATCAGATATTACGTTCGTTGCTTCGATCTTTACTGGGGCACTAGCCACTTTTGGCCTGTCTACAGGTAGAACAAAAGGTGAGAAAGACAAACAACAACCAAAACAATGAAGAAACTAATTCTTCTCTTAGCCCTGTTATCACCCGCAGTAGCAAGAGCTAATACTGTCACACCCCAGTTTACTACAGGGTCTATGAACAGTACAACTACAACAACTCAAACTATAGTAGAGACAGAACAAGTGCAAGTATTCGGTGCAGCCGTAAACACTTGGTCTGGATCAAACATATCAGCAGCAGCGAGTGCTGGCATTGCTGGTGGTGATGCAGTATTTACAGTTACTGATACAACATTACCATGGAGCTTAGAAACAACAACAAGAGCAGCAGGCTTAGTAGAACAAAGAGATTATACAAGAAACTACACAATAAACTCTACTACTACATCGCTCTCTGTCTTCTCTCAGTAACACCTGTATACGCTGAAGGAGATACAGTTAACAAATCAAATCCTGTAGCAGCAGCTACGGGTAATGTGACGAACCAAGCCGTACAGTTTCAAAACAACGGTGCATCGTCACGTCAGGTATACGGCCCAAACATACAATGTAATGGGTCTACTATGACGTTTAGCCCGTTCTATATGGGTAACGATACCAACCCAGAGGTTGAAGATGGTTACAACATAAAT